TTTCAATCTTATCTCCTTTGGTCAAATAATTAGTAATAGGAGCTGCTATAAGTACAGCAATCACTAATAAAAACCCAATTAAATTTCCAATTTTAGTTTTATTAATTTTTTTCCACATATTCTATCCTATTTTGTTAAAACTTCCGTTTTCTTTTCTTTCTTTTTTTCACTTAATGATTTTGCTGTACCACCTAGTTTTAAACTACCAGATTGGTCAGGCATTTTGTTTTTAATACTGATAATTTTACCATCAGCGTCTATCTCGGCTAAAGATGGACCACAGATAACTCTACGACCGTCTTTTAATTTTTCTATTGCTCTTTTATCTTTCAAGCAAGCACCTAATCCGTCATACTTCACAAACTCACTTGAAGTATCGGTAACAACAAACATTGTAATAATAGTAACTAGTGTAGCTGCGTCCATATATTTTACTCTCCTGTTTTTATGTGACCGTTCTTGGCCTCTCTAATTTTATCTTTTAGTTCCTCAATATCTGCCAATGCCTTATCCATATCTTTTTGCAATCTTTCAATGTTAACTGCATTGTTCATCATATTTTGTAAATCTTTTTGAATTGCTTCCACTTGACCTGATAAAAATTCAATAAGCATAAACTGCTCTGAATCAGCAGGTGGAGAACCTAAATCGCCTCTTGGCCATTTAATCCTAAATTCGTTATTCTTTTCTATATCTACTCCAAGCGCTTCTTCTGCTTGTTCTAAATCTTTTGTTAATAATGTTGTATTAGTTTCTAATATGTTTAATCGCTCAATCACACCGAAGTAAGCCCACACTCCCATCGCTACTGCGCCAACAATAGCAATTAAGTTCTTCATTGGCATACTGACAGCTGTTTGGTCAGAAACGTTTATTTGGTTTTTACTCATAATTTACTTTCCGTCTTTTTTTGACAAAAAATACACTCCGCTTTGGAGCGACATCTTTTTTCCTGGTTTACTTTGAGTCTCCATCATCTAATTTTTCACTATCACCCTCATAATACTCTTTATATTTATCTAATAAATCATTTGTAATCTTCATTTGATTACGTATTCTTGCAAAGTTTTTTGCTAGTAATTCAAAGTCTTTATCCGTCAATCCCCATAATACTGGATCTATACCTTGTTCCTCTAGTTTTTTGAACACTTCATCAGCGTTCTCACTAGTGATAATGATCCATTGTAATTGTTCCATTTGTAATGGTGTAGGCTTCTCTAAATTCAGTTGTGCTCTAGGCACCTCTTCTTTAAAGATACTTAATTTTTTGACACCAGAACAACTAGTAAGGAACGTAATTAGGATTAGCGATACTAGGACATTCAGGATTAATTTCGGACTTCTTTGTAGCATTCTTTTCTTTTTCTGTTAGAGGTGACCCACTTGCTATTTCAATACATCTATTGGCATTTTTAGAACCATTGTTTGTAATCTTTTCAATGACTTTTGTTTTTGCAATTGCAAGTTTGCCTACATCTCTATTCTTTTTGTTAAATCTTTTATCTAAATCATCAAGGTCTTTTTTCAAAACACTTACTAACTCGTTCATCTTTTGATTTGCGGCTAGTATATCTTCAAAGTCCTTCTTTTGATTTTCTATGAGTTGTTGTTGTTCAGCGACTGCTGATTCTAATTTGATTTGATTTGATTTCAAAATCGCATTATCACTTCTCAACTTCATCACATAGAAGCCACCGCCAGCGATGGCGGTAGCTACTATTCCTATAAAAAATAATCTAAGGCCAAACATTTTAGCCTTTTTTCCAAATTGCCCACAGACCCCAAGCGATAGCGGCCCATGCAGCCATTTTAGCGATAGGTCCAGCAAATAAAACTATTAGACCCATAGCGATTAAAGCACCACCATGCCATGATGATACTTCTTGTACTCTATTTGTAATCCAACTTAACATATTTTTTATCTCCTTATTTTAGTTTGACATTTCTTCTTCTATGACCATTCCAAGCAACCCAACCACCTATTCTTAATGACCAGTATGCTAGATAGTTCATAAAATAGAAACCGTTTACTTCTATGTTTATATCCCTAAAGATTTGATCTGCTTTCTTTTGATCTACCATTAGAAGTGAACCTTTTGCTGCTGCTGGTTTTAGAGCAGCATACTTGTACATATAATCGTGTACAAGACCACCAATTAGTAATACACCAACTGGTGAAAAAAACGATCTTAAAAATTTTGGTATACTTGCACCGTCAAATGTAAAACCTTCAGGTATAACATATTCTGTGCCGTTCATTTTATATCTAAAATCTGTTAAAAGTTTCCAATTTCTTGTTCCTAGTAACCACATAACTATACCTTTAAAAAACCCTTTACCCTTTGTGAGTATAGGTATTGGTTGTAAGTGTGGTAACTTATCATAAGAAAAATTTAAGTTCGTACTTTTTCTTTTATCTAGTAAGTTAATAATAAACCCAATAACAACAAATAATATCAGTAATGACCACATCCAAAATTTCATTGCTAATGCGATTAATGTTTCTATCATAAAATTTTAGTCCTTTTTCTTATCTTTTTTGTCTTCTTTATTAGGGTTTTTAGTTAAAATTTCTGAAATAACTTCCTCTTTTTTAACTTCTTCCTTAGGCGCCTCTGATTTTTTTTCAACGTAAGGAACGCCACCAGCGCCATATCTAATTACTTTTTCTGACATCTTTATCTCCTTTTTTCTTCTTGTTTGCTGTCAGCATAGGTTTAATTGTGCCCAACCCAGGTCCTTTTGCTGTTGCTGACAATGTAGGCATTGTAGTTGCATATCTTTTGTTTGGAAAGAATTGACCAGATGAACCCATTGAGTTCATAGGTTTGTATGTATCTAAAGGACCTATTCCAAACCCTCTCATATACTCTCTTATTTGTTTAAACGTTTTCATACGTGTTTTGAAAGTAGTTTAGACGCAACTTGATTTCTAAACTTTTCTGATACAGTTGTTGTAATTTGGCTATCTACTACGTATCTAAATGCCTGCATACCAAACTGTTCAGTATATGTACCTTTTTCTTTTTTTGATTTGATATTGTTTTTAATAGGTTCTATTTGAGTTTCTTGTACTTCTTGGTTAGTTTCAATCTTATTAATTAAGTTCTCAACTTCTACCTTATCATAGTCTTCTTTTACTCTAAACCTACTGATTAATTTTGTTAAAGGGTTGTCTTCTTTCTTTTTCTTTACGTGTACACCAGGTTCGTGTGATGGTGGCATTGCAACATTTGATCCGTCGCCTACTGCATTTGCAGGAGCGTCTTCGGAAACATCTTCAGTTGTCATAATTGCCTTACCGCCTTTTGCGATAACAGATTTAACAAACTTTTCAGCTTCTTCTTTATCTTTATAAAAAGCATTAGCAATCTTACCACCTTTTTGATATGCAAATTTAACTGAATATCGTAAGTTGCTTTCTCTAAATTCTTTAAACGTTCTCATTAAAATTTTATCCTCTCTATATTATCTTCAGATACTATAATTTGTTTTTTAGTATCTTCATTTATAACATGGTAAAGATTAACTCCAAAATACTTATCAAATGGTTTTTGGTTTTCAGTTGTGTAAACTATATCACCTACATCACCAGTTGTATCACCTTCTAAATCTTCTAGTTTATCTGTCATTATAAACTTACCTTCTGGTAAGAAATCAAACCCTACAGATTCTTTTAGGTCGTCATCATATGCTATCAGATTATTCTCAGCAAGATGTTTATACAATGCCTTTTCTAATTCAATAGCATTGATATCTTTGTTTTCTTTTAATAGTAAAGCCAAAGCAGTCGCATATGAAGCATACTTTGTTTTACCACCTGGTAATAATCCTAATAATCTTTTCAGATTAAAAACAAATCTGTGTAGTATAGTGTAAGAATCTCTTTCTTTACCTGACTTTATGGTCTTCATCTTTCTTAACACCTTGCCATTATCATCAATAATTCCATACTTATAAGCGTCATGCTGAGTCCAAGGTGTAACCAACATTTTGATTACTCTATACGTTATTAATAAATCTATGGCTCTTCCCATTATAATTTCTCCAAACTTGACAACAAAGTTTTATGTATCTTTATGTTTGGCAACTCATCTACTGCAATCACATTTAAATATTGTAAGAAAGTTTTTAATACTGACCAATACTCTCTTTCAATTTTAAACAATAATAATGTAGCCGCTGCCTCATTACCAAATACATTTGTTAATACTATAATATGATTTAATACTAATCTTGTTTTCAGTTCACCTGTGGTTTTATATTTACGGAATAGACGTTTAAGATATTTAAATCTTTTCACATCTTCATAAAACTCCTGCTCACTATCTAAATTAGGAACATTGTAGTTTTTTATAGCGTAAAATAACCAATTCTTCTTCGTTATCTTGTCAAACATTAGCCAAGCTCTGCATAAACTTTAACAGCGCCGTTCTCTAATGTTTCGTAATTACCTTTTAGTTTTAAACTATTACCTTTATGAGATAAACCATCATCATTTATATCACTACCGTCTGTATCTTTACCGAAACGACCGCCATTAAAAACTAAAGCACTTTCAAAGTTTCCTTTTTTATCTGTTATTTCAATTTTATCTTTTACTGTAACACCAATTGTACTTAATTTTGCACTTAACTGATTAAGAGCAGCCTCAGGTTTGATGTATTCTCCATTAGCAATAGAGCCAACAAAAGCATTTACTTTATTCAAAATCTTTGGGTCATGGATGTTATGAACACCGATGTTCCCATCTTCAACTGCGTTAGATGTGGCTGTGCCAACCATCTTACCATCTTCTTTTATATGTTGTTTAAATGTTTTCATTTTTCTCCTCTTTTTACTTCGTCTTTTAATTTCTTAAAAGTTTTACCACCCACAAGGTCTTCTTCAACCTCTTTCATATTACTTTCTTTTAACTTATCAACATCTTTAAACTGACCTTCGTGTGGTGTATTGTTAGCCAGATCGTCTAAAAAATTGTTGATATCTTCTTTCATTTTTCTTGCTCGTTTAAAAGTTGAGCCTTTTCTTTCTCTTGTATGTCTAAAGGACTTGCTTCATTCTTTAGAGCACCAGTTGGGCCATCTGACATTGCAGGAGCAGGTTCTTTATAAGGTCCTGGTTTCTCAAAACCATTATGTTTTGCTTCTGTTCCATCTTTTCTTCCTTCTACAGAGTCAACTTGAATCAACTTCTCAACTTGTTGTAAGGCGCCGTGTACAGCATTCATATTATTTTTCATAACTGCCACTTCTTTTTCAATCGCCTGTATCTTTCCGTTCAAATCATTAAACGTTTTTTGTAATGTAAAACGTTCTTTCATTAACGTTTGTGTAGTAATACCCATTATATTCTCCTATAATATATTATGCAACAACGTATCCATGACCAGCGATCACGTTCCATTTTGCGTTTTTAAATAATAAAGTTACTGTTTCACCTTCAGCATTTAAAGTAATAGTAGTACCACCTCTTAAATTAGTTGGTGTAACTACTACGTTATTTGTACCTGATGTTGAAGTATTAATTATCATCTTAACTTGTCCATCAGAACCATCTGCTAATGAAATAGCACCAGTTGCTGCTGTTGCGTTAATTTCAGTTACAGCAGTTGTTACGTTTGCAACCTGTGATGAAGCGTCAGCAGTTATTGACTGTGAAGTCTGTCCTAAACCTAACCATGATGGTATGTTATTGAACACATTTGCTGCTGATATTTTTTTGTTTATTGGTGTACCTGACGGATCGTCAACTACGTGGAACAAGTCAGCGTCAGCCAACGCAGTTCCTAAATCGGTCAATGCCGTTATCTTTTTGTCTGCCATTTATTCTCCTTTAAACCCTTTCGGGAATGCTACTCTAGGTAATTGCCTAGATCACTTTGTTAATATATTTATAAGGGCGGATTGACCGCCCCTAAATTGTTAATAATTATGCTCTACTACGCAGCTACTGTATGTGTAACTCTTAAACTCGCTGGAATATTTCTTTGCGAATTAATAGTACCTGAAGCAGTATCTTTGATTGTTGCTCCACCTGGTAATGTTATTGCGTCATGGAGAGCAGTTCCTAATGAAAGAACATTGCCAGTTGCAAGTGTTTGACTCGCTACTGTAAATCTCTTTCTGTTAGCTGTTGAACCAGTTGCAGTATAAACACAATCGTGTGTTCCACCACCACTATTTACAACTTTCATTACTGGTGCTCCAGTAACTGTAACTGCTTCGTCCCAAGTTATCTCTATGTGAACCGTTTGACTAGATGAACCAGCTGTTAAGTCTGTAGCTGCAGTACTACCTATTATAAATCTTAAATTTGTAATAGTTGCTTCCTGTAGTCCAGTCGTTGCTGATGTACCTGCAAGTCCTCGTATAGCGACCAAGACTTCTGGTTGGCTGTTGGCATTATCGTTACCAGTCGCAGCTGTTCCAGCTCTTTGTACCCAACCAGCATTGGTTGCGTAAACATCTTGTTTCTTATACTTGGAGTTTTCGTCAGTTTGTAGAAATTTAGGTTTATTTGTAGCGGTATCCGCTCCTTTTGCCCATCCACTCATATCTTTTCTCCTTTTAAATTAATTAATTTATCTCTCTTTTGTTATATAACTAATACTATTTATAAGATTAAAAACCCAGCTTTTTCAGCCGAGCTATAGTACCAGGCGTTGATGTATGATGTATTCCTATACCTCCTGCTTGTATAAAATCTCTTACATTCTTCTCATAATCATCTATTAAAATTGCAGGATTGCCTCTTCTAGCAAAAAGTTTCTTTTCTTTTCTTCTTACTAAATTGATTTTTGAACGGTTAGTTATACCTGTATTTTTTCTTAACCATTGAGTCTTACCAGGTATACAATTTGGGTCAAATGATTCTTCTACATATGCAGATAAAATATGTGGATCGTGTTTTGATATGTATGACCAAAGTCTTCTTCCACCAGACATCCAAGGAAGAGTAGCCCAGAAGTTTTTATGCTTCTTAATAAGTGCCCATTTTTCTTTTGATGATGGTATATTCATCCATTGATTAATGGATAAACCAGTAACTTTTTGAGCAGCAGTTTTGAAATCTGCCAGGACTCCATCCATATCGCAATATAAAATAGCGTTCTTCATAATGGATATGAGTACTCCCTAGACTGGAATAGCACGAGGCTCTAAATCAATTACTGCAGCCTTTTGTCCCGTTGCTGTTTTTCCTTTATCACCTAGTCTAACTAATTTTGTTTCGGTTCTTAATTTTTCAAAACTCTTTTTATTATGTATGTTATTTTCTTTTTTAGTTTCTTTTTTTGCTTTTGGATCAACTGAAGCGCCTATTGCGTCAGCAGCTCTATTTACTGCTGTTGTTCCTGCGGCTGCTCCTGCAGCTGCAGCTGCGGTTCTTCCTAAAGCCATTAATGGATTTTCTTTTATAACTTCTTCGTTAGCTCTCTTTAAAGCATTCGCAACATCTTTATGTTTTGATAAACCTTTTGCAAGTTTTTCAATTGCCTTTACAGCACCATCATAGTTACCTTGTTTGTATCTAGGATCATTTAATATGCCATATGCTTGTTTGATTTGTTTAGTTGTATATTCTAACATAGTTTCTTCTTTAAGTTCTTTACCTTCACTAACGACTTTGGCAGCAGCGTCCTCTAGTGATCCTGGTTTATTCTCAAAGTATGTTTTTCTTTCCAATTTAATTTTTGGTTCTTCTTTTGTTATTGTTGGCTGCTCAGTAGCAATCTTTGTAGAAATTTCTTCTAAGCTGCCAGACTTTGTTTCAAAGTATTTCTTATTCATTTTCTGTAATTTCCTTTTTCTTATTGGGTTTACCTGAAGTATCTGTTTCAGGTTCGTTTTGAGCCGCCATAGCTCTCTTATGTCTATCAGTTCTTAACTTATCTTTTAAATCTGCAAGTTTCAATTTCATATGATTAATATCTGCTTTATGAATTGCAAGTTTATTTTTATCACCAGGGTTTATATTTCTTGCCCTATCTTCTTTATCATTTATATTTGTTGTCAAATCTGCTATTCTCTTTTGTGTTCCTGTCGCTTTCGCTTGTGCCATATCAGAAGCGTCTTCATTAACTTCTATTAATTTTGATAAGTGTGGAATATTTGCTTGTTTAATTGCTATTTGAGTTGGTATATCCATCTTCTTAATCATTGCTTTAACAGCAGGAGTTACATCTGAAGCCGTCTTACTCTTCCATGTATTTTTAATATTGTTTATTTGGTGTGTATTTAATTTACTTTTTAAATAATCAGTATCTTCTCTAACAGGTATGCCTTTTTGTACCATACGTGATAAAGCTAAACCTGATAAGAAAGGTATATGTCTTTTTCTTAAATCATTTAAAAATCCATCAGGTATTTTATCAAATATTTTTCTTAATTTATTTGCATTATCAATAGATATAGTTTTGCCTTGAAGGTCTTTATATTGTCTTGCCAAAGCGTCTAATTGAGACCTTGAAAATTCTTGTATATCTTGTTTATCTTGTTCTATTAATTGTTCTTCAGTAATAAATTCTTCTTTTCTTAATATTGCTTTAGCAATATCGTGTGCTTTTGTAACTGTTGTTTTATCTACAGGTGGCTCATCATTGTACATATCTTTAGCTTTAGCCATACCAATTGCGTATGCACTATCTTTAGATACATCTTCTTTAAACTTACCTTTTAGATAATCTTTTGTAATTGATAACTGTTGAGCACCATCTCTTTTTAACTGGTCACGTTTTTTATTTGCGTCAGGTTGTGTTTTAAATGGCACAGCAAATCTCTTACCGTTTTTAGGATCCAAATATCTTACAACATAAGCTAATTCCATTTCGCTCATATGTTGTCTTAATTCTGTCCAAGTTGTTTTATACTTGCTCATTTTTACTCTCCGATTGTGCCCAAAATTCTTTAAATGACTTCTTAACTCCACTTGGTGGTGTGCCTAAATCTCTCTCCATATCTGCTTTAGATTTCTGATATTTTCTTTTAAAATGTTCTGGTTCT